TGTTCTTTTTGAGTAGCTGTTTCAGGGTTAGCAATATCATCTTCTGCTTCTTTGTCTGAATTATACTCGTAATTAGTTTCTTTGTTTCTTAGAACTACTTCTGTTTCACATTTTACAACAGGTACTTTTTTACCATTTATGATTGTGTAGTTTACTTCACCTTCTTCTATAAACGCCATGACTTCTCCTATTCTCTGTTTATTTCTAATATCGATGCAATAATATGTAATTCATTTGCATCTGCTGCTTGTGCCTTTAATACCTCATTTTCTTGTAAAATTAAAGGGTGAGTTAACAGCTCTGTTGTTGCTTTTGAGGCTATTGCTTTATCTTTAAACAAATTAAATACTGCTGCAGCAGCATTTGTTATTGTAAAAGTTACCGTGGTCCCTGATCCAGCATCTTCAGATAATATAAGACTTTTAATTATTGCTCTAGAATCAGATGGTGCTGTGTACACTATAGTATTATCTGTAGTGCTTAAATCTATTAATGAGTTTTTATATATGTTAGCCACTTATAAACCAAGAAAATCTTTCTTGCTCCTGTTTTTGTTCGTCTAAAAATGTAGAGTTTAATTGTTCTACAATTAAAGCCACTGCTCTGTTAATTTGTTTTTGATTAGATTCATCGTATTCTTTTTTTGGTTCTGGTAATCTTATTACTATTTTAGCCATTATCTTCTCCCGTCTGGTTGTACGTCTAATCTCATAGTTCCAAATCTCCAAGATTCACTAACATCGGTATTTGCTATTTTTATATTAACAAAACGCCCTCTTGCTCTAGTATCTTTTTTTTGAGTTGATGTAGTAATTGTAAATGGACTTAGTGCCGTTGTTGTTTGTGAATCAGATGGATATCTTTTAACTGCAAGTGTTACTTTTGCATTTCCTGCAAGATCTTTAAAGTCAGGTAAAAATCTTCTAACTGCTAAAAATACATCTCCTGCTACTGCATATGTTTGACCTCTTGTTCTTTGTTGAAGATCATAGTCATAAGATTGTATAAACGATGTAACAGTTGTTGTGCTACCATCAGGATTAACTTGATCAGTCCCTACTTCATGTTCAAATAAAGTAGTTTGCCCGAGCCCTGATTCTCCAACAATGACCGGAAAGGTTCCTGTAGAACTGTCATTAAATTTAGTTGCAATAGGATTAGGATATACAGTTGCATCAATCCAAGTTGTTCTAGCTTCTGTGCCTATGTACCAAACTCCTCCTGGTATTCTAGGTCCACTTTCTCCATAATTAAATATAACATATTGATCATTGTATTCAGAGTTTGTTGATGGATAATACCAAGTTACTTCTGTGTATTGATTATTTAAACCTGCATATACTTGTTGTCCTTTTGTTGTATCTGCTTGATCATAAACATAATCTTCAACAGTGCATGGTAATGATTTAACTGTACCATCAAACGCAAAGAAACCGTTTGTAGACATCCAATAAGCTACACCATCTATTTCAACAGCTGCATTCTTACCAATCAATCCACAGTTTGTACCAACTTGTTCAAATCCAAATGTGAAAGGAGCACCAATAAACTTCATGGTGTACAATGCATTGTCTGTCCAAACTAGAATAGTTTCTTTTGCTTTCAAGGCACCTATAATTTTAGTGCCGTCTTGAAGTCTTTGTGTACCTGCAGAATTAATTGCAGTTACTGTATAATCATTTATATCTTCTTGTTCTGAAAATCTTATAAACATATCATCTTGTGTTGATGGTGTACCGATTGTTGTTTCAGTTCCCAAATGAATTAAGTGACGTGTTGTTGGTGATACTAATGTTACCCTTGTTGCAGTTGGATTATTTGTAGTTACAAAACCAGATGTAGCTGTTGATGCTCTTACTGTTAAAGGATCTGTAGCTCCTGCATTCCAAGTAAATGTTTTACCATTTGCAATTGTTGCAACAAGAACTTGACCAAAATTACTTAATGACCATAGGCCTGGTTCTAGTGTTACGTCTGTTGCAGAAGAGGCTTCACCCCATTTACCTGCTGACCAAGTATCTGTGCCCCAACCATAACCGTATGATTGTGCAGCTGGACCTACTGTTTCGTAAGGTTTAACATCCATGCTACCACCTGTAGTTACAGTTGCAGATGCGTTAGAACTTTGTGTGATTGTAAATACACTTGAACTTGTAACACTTGTTACCTGAAATAATTTATCTTCAAAATCTGAATCAGAATAACCGGTACCTGATGGTAAAGTTACGTTATCTAATAATACGATATCTCCTGCTACTAAGTTATGACTTGTTTTTGTAATAGAACAAACTGCTGAACCTGATGTTGTTGCAAGAGTGCAAGAACCTAGTGTAGTTTTTAAAGGCGTAACATCATATAGCTGTCCTTCAAAATAAATAAGTAGAAACTTGTCTGTTCCAATAGCAACATATCTATTACCTGCTAAATCAACAAATGCAAATTCACGTCTTGCAACACCAACAATTGTATCTGTAATAAGTGAAGACCAACCACCAACTTTTTCTGGTAGCATATATCTAAATCTTACGTTGTCACAATCTACCCAACGTTGTTCAGCGCCTACTGTTGTATTTTGTTTGTCAATTCCTGGAACAAATTGAAAATCAAGAAGAGCCATTTTTTAGCTCCTATATTTTATCTTTGTATACCCAGCCTCTCGTTGCATTAACATATACTAACGTGAAGGCTGAAGCATTGGCTGAAACAACTAGATCTGAACTAGATCCATTTATATTAGAACTGTTTCTTCCAATTGTTAAGTTGTTAGATGCAAGGTTATTACCACTATCGATAAATGTAACTTCATTTCCTATAGCTGGAGATGCGGGTAAATTGATAGTGATTGCAGTACCAATACCACTTCCAGAAGTATCTACTAACACTTGGTCACCATTAACTGTAGTGTATGTAGTAGTTGGTGTGTAATATCCTTTTGTCTGTAGTTTTCCTGTAATATTTGTACCATCTGAATACAGCACTGTTGTCGATCCAACCGGTAAAGCTAGCCCGGTTCCTGATACAGTTTTAACTGTAAGAGTGTAGTTACTAGATGATCTAGCTGTAGCATCTTCTACAATAAAAACTCTTTCTGCAGAGTCTGGCATTGTGACTGTTCTGTTAGCAGTTAGTGTGCCTGTTAATTTAAAGTATAAATTTTTTCCATTTGCTGTAGCGTGATTAGCTAAAGATAGAGCAACGTCTGCTCCACCTACTGCTAATGATAAATAACCTGATGCTGCTTGTTCTAATATCTGTAAATTTGTATTTGTAATAGTACCCCAGGTTCCTGATTTCTCACCTGTAGTAATTAATTCTAGTTTTAAGTCACTTGACGTACTTGATGCCATATACTTCTCCTATGGATTGTTAGGGTCAATAGGTACCCAGGTACCTGTTGCTCCTGGAACTATCGGGTTCCATGATATCACAGAAACACTACCACTTGCAAGGTTTATTCTTACTCCTGTTAAAGCTACTGATTTACCTATTTTGACAACAGCATTACCTACTGTTATTTCTATTTCATTACCACTCGGTAATATTCTGGCAGAGGCTGTAATACCTACTGTTCCGGTGCTTACATTAACCCTGTTTCCTGTTAAATTAACAAATACACTTACACCACCTGGATCGGCGAATGGTGCTCCGGCAAATGTGCTTCCTCCAAAATACATAGTTTACCCTAATGATGTTTGTACTGGAGTCCAAGTCATGCTAGCCCCTGGTACAACACCGTCCCATTTTTTAATTAATACAGAACCATCTGCAACATTTATTCTACTGCCATCTGGAGCAACTGTTGCTTTTGCTACAATAGTTACAGTTCCTGTTGAAAGATTTTGTCTATTAGTTGTAACAGTTACAGTTGCATTTGCTGCAGTTGTAACATTTCCTACTGCTACATCTACTCTACTACCTGTAACAGATAAGTTTGCATCTGCTGTAATTGTTACAGATCCCGTGCTTACATCTATTCTAGAACCGTTTGGTAATACGGTTGATTTACCAATTGTTGTAACATTTCCTGTGCTTGCATTTATTCTAGATCCATTAGCAGCATATCCAAAACCAATGATTGCTGTTCCTGTATTTACATTTACTCTAGATCCGGTTAGTGCTGTTACTGCTTTTGCAACAATAGTTGGATCACCACTGGTAACATTGATACGACTACCATCTGGAGATACAATAACACCTGTACCCTCTACAATAGTTACATTTCCAATAGTAAAATTAAGTCTACTTCCTGTAACAGTTAAGTTAGCATTACCTACTAAACCTACTGTGCCTGTTGATTCATTAATTCTAGATCCACTTACACTAACAAATGCGTTAGGGTTAAATCCTGAATCTCCAAAAGGTGCTCCTGCAAAGGTAGTTCCGCCAAAAAACATATATTATAATCCTTAAAAGGAGACTGTGCGGTATGTGGTGGTGACACAGCCTCCATCTAAGGATTATATTACTTTTTAAACCAACTTGGAAGTCCTAAATGAAGTCTTCTATCATACATGTTTTGATCAGCACCTTTAGATTTTTGATCATTATAATGAAGAAAAACTTGAGCGCAGTCATCTCCTTGAAACTCTTCTCTCCAATGTTCTAATTCCATACCCCTGTAAACCAACATATCACCAGGTTTTAAAATAATAGAAATACCTTTATTATTACTATTTACAGTAATTTTTTTACCATCGGGTATACCTACATTTTTCTTAGGTTCTAAATGTATAGGCCAAGGATCTCCGCCAAGATTTAAAGTTGTAGATATCTCACAACTAAATCTGTCTTTGTGTCTTTTAAGAACATCTCCAGCTTTATAAATTCTTGCAAATGAATAAGTTGGGTATAATTTTAATCCTGTTTTCTTTTCCATTACAGGTAAAGTTCTTAGCAGCAAAGTTTCCATAGCTACATCTGCATAGTGAGAATATGTATTCGGAACCTGCTCATCTACCCAACCTCCCCATTCTTCTGTAAATTGAGAAATATATCTTTCGTTAAATAAAGTTTTAGCAACTTGTCTTTTCATTAAAAAATAATTGTAAACAAATTCAGCTATATTTTTTGGAACTGCTTCTTTAATTACAATGTACTTATTTTTTTTAAAACTCATTTTTCTCCTTTGTTATACTATATTAAAACTAATCACTATTCTTTGATTACATTTGTTTTTAATAAAATTTGATCCATGTAATAACCAACTTGGGAACAACAATAACGTTCCTACTTTTGGTTTAAAAGCAACCCAGTCAACTGATGATTCTGTATCTTTATTAATTTTAGTAAAAGTTAACATAGGGTTTGGATTATGAAAATATGTATTAAAACTATTTTCTTCACATTGTATATATATGATTCCTGAAATTACAGACATAGGATGATTGTGTTTTTTTAAAGCACTATTTTTTTTCTGAATATTAAACCACGATCCGGCAAATTTATTTTCTATCTCAAAGCCTGTCGTTTTAGAATATTTTTTTGTTACTTCTAATAAAGAGGATTGAATTAAAGGATTTAATTTACTTAAAAAATTTTGTTCTAAATAAGTTGTAGATGCATCTCCTATCAATGATAAATGTTTTTTTAAATATTTTTTATTTTGTTTTATTTTTTTTAAAATATCTTTACATTCTTGTTTATTAATAAAATTTTCTATTTCTAAAATAGACGTTGGAAATATTTTATGTATAAAAAAATTTTTATTTTTTTGTATCATTTTTTTTCATACTGCTTTCTTTTGATATTGATGTTTCAACAACTTTAATATTCCAATGTATAAATCTAAAAGGTTCTAAACCCGGATCTACTGAAAATTCATGTGGAACATAGCCTGGAAATATAATCATTGTTCCTGGTTTAGGTCTATGATTTACCATACTTGAACCCATTGATATTTTTTTTTCATCTTTTAATGGTAGCTTTGTCATTATTGAACCTGGTCTTGGATCGTGAAATATTGGATAAGATGTTTTCTCACTACACTTTAAAAAATAAAATCCCGATATGTGTTGATTCCAATGTGCGTGAGTTGAATGATGTCCTCCACCTTTTTCACTAAACTCTTGAACCCAAAATTCTGTAAAATGCAAACTATGGTTTTGTAAATTAAACCCTGACCAATCTAAAAATTCATAAGATCGTTGTCCTATAAATTGGATTAAATCTTTAATTTTAGGATCATTAGAAAAACTTTCACTGTGTTTTGATAAACCAAACGTGCCAATATCTTTTTTCCATTTAGGTTCATTCTTTAATCTATCTTTTAAAAGTTTATCAGCTTTTTTAATATATTTATCAGTTACTTTAATTGCATTTTTTAAAAATATAGGTGCTTCTGCAACCCATACCGGTGTTTGAAAATAAAATGCAGATTTAAAATCTACGTGGTTTTTACTTTGTTTATTAGTTCCGCCTTGTTTAAAATCACTGTGTATCATATTATCTAAATGGATAACCTAGATTCCATATAACTAGACTATTCCTTTCTCCTTTTGTTACTGGTTTGACTCTATGCCATACAAACGAAGGAAACACAACCAAAGAGCCTTTTGGTAATATTTCAGTACAAGTTCTTAAAGCAGGTTCTTTATCAGGATCTTCACTCCTAAAATCAAACTCTAACTCTCCACCTTTGTATTCTTTTGGATCTGTTAACGTTACGGTTACAGATAATTTTCTAATCTTACCTTTTGTTGGACCTTCTTCAACATAAGCTTTATCCCAACTATCACAATGCCAATCATAGTATTGACCTTTTTTATAAATAGTAAATTGACAA